TGTTAGGTTTTGGTTTATCACACTGTTTTCTTTTAATTATAACACATTTTAGTGGGCAAGTCAATAGTTTGGCGGGTCTGGTGCGCACGAGGGGTGTTTAGGAATTGAGGGGTAATGTTGTGGAATTTTTGCGAAACCTAACAAAAAACCTAACACGCAAAACGCGCTGTGGGTGCGGCATCTGAAGGATTTCGATTGTCTAATGTTGATTTGTTTAGTAAAAATAATATATATACGGCCACCCAAATTTTTTTCTGCGCACTTGCCGAGGTGCTCTTCCGCTTCCGCCCCCACGTATAATTCCGAAAAAAAGCTTAACACTTAACATTGCAGCGTAAGTCCTTGATTTTAAACGAATGTTATTGTAAGAACAACACGAAAAAACGCGAAATTCCCTAACATTGTTAGGCCCGATTCGTTAACAGACCACCGAGCGACCCCGAAAACTATCATAAATATCGGTTGCAAAGTCAAAGTCGGGGTGATATGCTGCATGCAGCATATCAGTTAGCGCAGCACACCACCGAGCGACCCCGAGAACTATCACCACGAAAACCTAACATTGTTAGGCTAGTGACAACAAAACCCCAAAACCAATAAAAACAAAAAACCCCGCCGAAGCGGGGTTGTGTGAAGCGGGGTTGATTAAGGGTATCTTAGACCAGTGGCAGGATCGATCAGGCCTTTTACGTCACCAAGAGTAAACCGACCCAAAGCATTTTTAAATTCCATCAAAGTGATGATGCCGTTATAGTATTGTTCAATTAGCATCATGGTATATCCGTGCGCATTATCGTATTCTTTTTGTGTCATTTTATCCTCGCTAAAGTAATGCCCCGCTTTCGCGGGGCGGGTTGATTACTTACCGGTTTTGATCAGACTCAGATCGACGCCCAGTGCGCGCAATGCTTCGCTGATCTTCAGGCTTGCGGTCTTTTGCTGATCAGTCAGGAAAGATTTTTCCTTGTCGCAAAGCTTGTACAGTGCGGTCAATTCCTCGATCAGGCGAAGTTGTGTCGGACGCGGTGCATTTGCATTTGCGCCACCAGTGGATTCACCTTCACCCGCTTCACCCTCGACTGGCTTAGTCTCGCCAAATAAACCCTTTTCCTGTGCATCAAGCAAAGCGTATTTCTTGATGTCGCCCCAAACTTTGGACGGGTTCGAGTGGCCTACCTTTTTCAGCGCAGCGTACAGGTTAGACTTCTCAGTCTCAACAGTGACGACTTTCTCTGCGCCATCCCTGTACCATGCACAACCCGCCATGCTATTCAACTCGACCGAGTAAGTGATGCGCGCCCCGTACGACTTCGTCTCTGCCTTAACCAGAGCGTTGCGTGCTTCAATCACGCTCAGCGGAATCGCTACTGCGACAGGGGCGGGGAGGGTAGACACATTTTTGACGTTTTCCATTTTGAGCATCCTTAGAGTTAAGTAATTAAGAGCAAAGAAACTGAAACAAATGCTGCGCTGTCTCAGTGATTTAAATATAACACAAAATGATAAACAAGTCAAGTTTTTTGTAAGCGAAAATAAGCCTAACATTGTTAGTATCAAACTGGCAACACCTACCCCACCACCCGACTGTACAGCTTGGGACTCCACAACAGCCAATACACACTAATCTGCACAACCAATACCTCACTTCACAACTCCATTACTAAACTAACAACATTAAACTTATCCTGCCTACATTGATAAGTTATTACCCCCACCCCCTCCGAATTTATAAGGTCTAGACCGTATACTTTGCTAGAAACACCCCCCGGCAAGAGTATCTTTACCTCCTTCTTAATTAGTGGTATATACTTCGCAACTCCCGTCCTACGGTGCAAAATGATTAATCTGGAACCCACAAAGGACTTTCCGGTCCCTTACGACACCAGCCCAGAGCGTCCTGCGACTTTCAAGGACGAGGTAACCGTCGCTGCCAACACGGCAGACTTGCTCTCTCAACTGGGTGCAACTATTGAAGTAAGTCCAGATGACATCGACGCCTTCAAAAACCTAACAGAACACCACAACCGCAGTACCGCTTCCCGCGCACTAAAAAATCCCAGTACGGCAAGCGCCGCCGCTTTGTTCTTGAAGTCATACGCCAACCAAGTTGCAGCCGACGCGAACGAGGTGCGAAGCGCCATTACGGCCAAACTCATGGAAATTGCCAACTGCGGCGACCCGCGCTATGAGTTGAAAGCCTTGGAGTTGCTAGGTAAGCACAGCGACGTGGGTATATTTACTGAGCGCAGCGAGATCACCATCAACCACAAGACTTCGGACTCGCTGGAAGATGCTATTAAAGAGCGGATCAAGCGCCTCCTAAACTCTAACGTGATTGATGTGACGCCCATAGCGGACAGTTTGGATGTGGAGTTGGGCGTGGCGGACCCGGAACCGAGCGAGACGCCGCTGTTAGACGACTTCTTTGAGGGCGAGGAAGAGGATGACGACGAGCCAAGATAACACCGTTGCCCTAACTGACCTCTTAAAAGTGCTGCCTACCCTGACGGAACAGGAGATGCGGCAGGTGTTGTTCGAGCTGGACACGCTCGAAGCGATGAAAACCAAGGAAATACAGCAGAAAAAGTTCATTAAGTTTGTCGAAGCGGTCTGGCCTACCTTTATTGCGGGGAGACACCATGCTCGGATGGCTGAAGCGTTTGAAAGAGTGGCTAATGGAACCTGTAAACGGCTCATCATCAACATGCCACCACGGCACACGAAGTCAGAATTCGCCTCATATCTGCTGCCAGCATGGTTTTTGGGCAAGTTTCCTCACAAAAAAGTGATTCAGGCGTCACACACGGCGGAATTGGCCGTGGGTTTTGGTCGAAAAGTGCGAAATTTGGTGGATTCTGAGGTCTATCGGAACATTTTTCCCAACTTATCCCTGTCTGCGGACTCAAAAGCAGCAGGTCGGTGGAATACCAGCAAGGGTGGCGACTACTTCGCTATCGGTGTAGGGGGTGCGGTGACTGGTAAGGGCGCTGATGTGCTGATAATTGACGATCCGCACTCAGAACAGGAGGCGGCGCTTGCGCAGGTGAACCCAGACATCTACGATAAGGTTTATGAGTGGTATACATCCGGTCCGAGGCAGCGTCTGCAGCCGGGTGGGGCCATCGTAATCGTGATGACCCGATGGTCGTTGCGTGATTTAACAGGACAAGTGATCAAATCCAGTGCCTCACGGGGTGGTGATGAATGGGAAGTGATTGAGTTTCCCGCGATTCTCCCGTCTGGAAATCCCCTCTGGCCTGAGTTTTGGAGCAAGGACGAGCTTGAGGCGCTGCATACTGAACTGCCTAATAGTAAGTGGATGGCGCAGTACCAGCAGCAGCCAACATCGGATAGCTCGGCAATTGTGAAGCGGGAATGGTGGAAGGTGTGGCCGCATGAGCGCCCTCCGCAGTGTGATTACATACTTCAGACGTGGGATACTGCGTTCGAGAAGAACACACGGGCTGACTATTCGGCGTGCACGACGTGGGGTGTCTGGTACAACGACGAGGACCACGGGCAGGCCAACATCATCCTGTTGAATGCGTTCAAAGAGCGCATGGAGTGGGTGGAGCTTAAGGAAACAGCGTTCGAGCATTACCGCGAGTGGGAGCCGGACGGGGTATTAATAGAGAAGAAGGCGACGGGTGCGCCACTAATCTACGAGTTCCGGGCGATGGGTATACCGGTGCAGGAGTACACACCCAGCAAAGGCAACGACAAGATAAGCAGGTTGAACTCAGTGTCGGACATCATAGCGTCAGGCAAGGTATGGGTGCCAGAGACTCGCTGGGCTGAAGAGCTTGTAGACGAGATAGCGAGCTTCCCCTCCGGCGAGCATGATGACTTGGTCGATGCAACGACACTTGCGCTAATGAGGTTCCGTGCAGGGGGCTTCATACGGCTACCATCGGATGAGCCGGAAGAAATTAAGTGGTTTAAATCACAGCGCAATGCTGGCTACTACAACGTATAGGAAAAATCATGGCAGACATAGATAAAGGGCTGTACGCAGCGCCTCTCGGCATAGCTGAAGCAGCGGCGGCAGAACCTGACTTGGAAATTGAGATTGAGGACCCAGAGTCAGTCAGCATCCGTGCTGATGGCATGGAGATAGAAATTGAGAAAGAGGAGGAAGGCCCGGACGCATTCGACGCCAACCTTGCGGAGTACATGCCCGACGGCGAGCTCCAAGGCTTGGGAGATGAACTTATTGCCGACTTTACTTCTGACCAAGACTCCCGCAAAGACTGGGTTGACTCTTACGTCAAAGGCTTGAAGCTACTAGGCTTGAAGACAGAAGAGCGCAGTGAACCATGGGCCGGAGCCTGTGGTGTGTTCCATCCGATGCTAACTGAAGCAGTCGTGAGGTTCCAGTCGGAAGCTATTGTTGAGACATTCCCAGCGATGGGTCCTGTCAAGACTCAGATTGTCGGTGCAATCGACAAGTTGAAGGAAGAAGCAGCAGCGCGGGTTCGTGAAGATATGAACTACAAGCTGACTGAAGAGATGGTGGAGTACCGCCCAGAACACGAGAAGATGTTGTTCTCACTGCCACTGGCGGGCTCTGCATTCAAGAAGGTGTACTACGACCCGTCGCTAGGCCGTCAGGTTGCGATGTTTATCCCCGCTGAAGATATGATTGTGCCGTATGGCGCAGCAAGTCTGGAGACAGCAGGACGCGTAACTCACGTGATGCGCAAGACCCCCAATGAGGTGAGGAAGCTGCAAGTAGCTGGCTTCTATCGTGACGTGGACTTGGGTGAGCCACAGAACGTGCTGGACGACATTGAGAAAGAAAAAGAGCGTGAGCAAGGCTACACCGGCAACATAGATGATCGGTTCCGGCTCTTGGAGATGCACGTCGAGTTGGACCTGCCCGGCTACGAGGACACAGATAAAGACGGCGAGCCAACAGGTATAGCATTGCCTTACGTCGTCACTATAGAGAAGGGCACCGGCACTATTCTGTCTATTCGTAGAAACTGGTACGAGGATGACGTGCTGAAGCTAAAGCGCAACCACTTCGTGCACTATGTCTACGTCCCCGGCTTTGGGTTCTATGGCTTTGGCTTTATTCATCTGATCGGTGGTTACGCTAAGGCAGCTACATCCATCATGCGTCAGTTGGTGGATGCGGGTACGCTAAGTAACCTGCCGGGTGGTATGAAGTCCAAAGGCTTGCGTATCAAGGGTGATGACACGCCGATTAGTCCGGGTGAGTTCCGTGATGTGGATGTGGCGTCAGGCACCATACGCGACAACATCTTGCCTCTGCCATATAAAGAGCCAAGTCAAACACTGTTCCAACTGTTAAATCAGATCATTCAAGAAGGCCGTAGCTTTGCGTCTGCTGGCGACATTAACGTCAGCGACATGAGCACTCAGGCTCCAGTGGGTACGACACTCGCTATTCTTGAGCGTACGTTGAAGATCAGCACAGCGGTGCAAGCTCGCCTGCACTATGCGATGCGGATTGAGTTTAAGTTGTTAAAGTCCATCATTGCTGACTACACACCAGCAGAGTACGACTACCAACCGATGGACGGCTCTCGTGCAGTTAAGCGTAGCGACTACGACCACGTAGACATCATTCCTGTATCTGATCCAAACGCGGCCACTATGGCGCAGAAGATTGTGCAATATCAGGCAGTGATCCAACTCGCTCAGCAAGCACCACAACTGTATGACTTGCCACTGCTACACCGTCAGATGATCGAGGTGTTGGGTGTTAAGAACGCAGCTAAGTTGGTGCCTACTGAAGACGACCAGACACCGGTTGACCCCATCACGGAGAACCAGAACATCCTGAAGGGTAAACCTGTCAAAGCATTCATCGAGCAGGATCATGAGGCCCACATTGCTGTACACATGGCAGCTGTTCAGGACCCCAAACTGCAAATGATGATGCAGGGTAACCCGATGGCTGATGCAATTATGGCCGCAGGTATGGCTCATATTAATGAGCACTTGGGCTTCCAGTACCGCAAAGAGATTGAGAAGACTCTGGGCGTTACGTTGCCAACCGAGGAACAGAACAAGAATATGCCTCCGGAGATTGCAGCACAAGTTGCACAGATGTCAGCACAAGCAGCACAACGCCTCCTCATGCAGCACCAGCAGGAAGCGGCACAAGAGCAGGCTCAGCAAGCAGCACAAGACCCTGTCGTCCAGATGCAGATGCAAGAGCTTCAGCTTAAACAGCAGGAGATTCAGCGCAAGATGCAAAAGGACATGGTCGATGCACAACTTAAACAGCAGCAGTTGCAGGTGGAGCAGGCTCGCATCGCAGCGCAAGAGAAGATTGCTGGTATGCAGGTTGGTGCCAAGACTACACACGCTAAGAACGAGTTGAACGCACGGATGCAAGCAGAAGGCGTGAAGATTGGACTACAAGCAGCTAAAGATCGGCGGGAGGATCGTCGTGCACAACAACCAGCGATGCAAAAGCCGAAGGAGAAATAACAGATGAAAGAGGAAACCGTCCTTGGGTACTTAAAAACTAAGTTTACCGAAGAGCAGAAGTCACGCATTGAGTTCCTTGCCGAAGGCAAAGCAGGCAGTCTTGAAGAATATAAACACGTAGCCGGAGTCATCCGGGGTCTAGCACTGGCTACGGAAATCCTAGAAGACCTTGTGCAAAGACTGGAGAAATCTGATGAATAGTGCTGTTGACTTATCTAAAGCTGTAGACCTGTCCGCAATCATGGACAAAACCGCAGAGGATAAAGCGAAGCAACTGCCGGAACCCTCGGGATACCACATCCTTGTGGCCCTTCCTGAAGCAGAAGAAGCATATGACAGCGGCTTAATTAAGGCGGATGAGACCCGTCGGTTTGAGGAAGTACTGGCAACGGTATTCTTCGTAGTTAAGCTAGGTCCAGATTGCTATAAGGATGCGGAGAAGTTTCCCACCGGTCCTTGGTGCAAAGAAGGTGACTTCGTTCTGGCCCGTCCCAATTCAGGCACCCGCCTGAAGATTCACGGTCGGGAATTCCGGCTGATTAACGACGATACGGTTGAGGCAGTTGTCCAAGACCCCCGTGGTATTACACGTGCTTAAGGAGTAGGCAATGGCTAATAAGATGGAATTGACGGAATTTGAGTTCCCGGATGAGGTAGGCACTAAAGCCCCACCCGAGGAAAAAGTTAACAAAGCAGCGGCAGACGACTCAGAATTTGACCTTGAGATCGTTGACGATACCCCACCACAGGATCGTGGCCGTAAGCCTATGGACGAGCCGCCCGAGGAAGTTACGGATGATGAGCTTAAATCGTATGACGAAAAAGTCCAGAAGCGACTTAAAAAGTTTACAAAGGGGTACCACGACGAGCGTCGTGCTAAAGAAGAGGCACTCCGTGAGCGGCAAGCTGCGGAAGACTTTGCCCGACAGGTCTTTGAAGAAAACAAACGCCTCCAGCAACAGTTGTCTGACGGCTCAAAAATCTTCATAGAGCAAGGAAAATCGGCTGCACAACTTGAGCTAGAACAGGCGAAGAAGGGGTACAAGGAAGCCTATGAACAAGGCGATGTTGATGCCGTGGCAGATGCTCAGGCTAAGATTGCAGCAGCGACCTTAAAGCTTGACAAGGCTGAGAATCTTAGACCTATTGAAGTACAAGAAAAACCCGAGTATAGTCCGCCTCAAAGGCCCCA